GGGGGTTGCAGATGAAATCCAACGAGTAGATGTATTTCCGTCAAAAGCGTTAGCTGGAACGAAGGATAAAAATGTGGTTTCTGCTGATGCTGTACCACCAACTGAAACATTGTCAGTTGTTGTGGTAGCACCTGTAAACTCTATAGGATTCCAATACCCATCGTCGTCTTCTTCACCGAAATCTATGGCACTCAGCGCTGCACCATCGATGAGTTGGGGGAGTGCCATGAGGCCGTCGAAGAAGTTAGCCGCTCCAGCGCCGCTATCTCTTGCACCAATGTAATGGACGTTAGTTGAGTTGATGAACGTGTCAGTATTAAGGGGTATTTCTGTTCCCCAAGTTCCTGTTAGAATAACTCCATTATATTTAACAATGAGGCGGCTACCACTTGAGGCAGTTGTGTCTTGCGTGACCACGAAATTCCCCCATGAAGATGGGTCTTTGAACGCAGCGTCACTTGTCCAAGTGTATGACACACCACCAACTACCGTAGTGACACGAAAATCATCTGATCTAATAAAAACTTGAGTAAAGTTGTTGGCCGTTCCATCACCAGCACTAAGTAGTGCCAGTGTCGCGTTAGGGTCCGCTAGCTTCACCCAAGTACTAAAAGTCCAAGTCTTACGGTTACCAGCAACAGATGGTGTGCGGTTTAGAAATGCGCTGTCGCCGTCGTTAAACAGGAGTGATTGTTCAAGGAGGTACGCACTTGCGCCCTGTGAGACTATGCCGGGAGAAAATCCATGTAACATTAGGCCACCGTCAAACCAACAGCCAACCATGTATCGGTTGCTAGTTTAACTAAGTCGCAAGCACCGTATTGAGCCAAGGCACCACTTCCTGCACTTATGCCGTTGATATACACGCCTGTGTCTCCTGTGATTGTAACTACACCAGCACCAATCATGGCGATGGAGAGCTTGGCACCCACCGGGAATGCTACGCTTGCGTTAGTTGGAAGGGTAAAAGCGATAGCAGAACTGTTGCTGCACGTAATGATCTTGTGATCGTCGAGCAATACTGCGGTGTAGGTCGTGCCTGTCTGGGCGTTGACCGTGCCTTGGACCATTGACGGCACGATAGCATCGTCTCCAATGCTGACAACGCTGCCTACTTTGGTTAGGCCAGCGCCAACAGTAATCTGTGACATTTGAACGCCAACCCAGTTGTCTGGGCTGTTGTCATCTGCAACAAATTGTATCTGTGCGTTAACGTCGGTGATCGTAATGTCCGAAGCTGAACCGTTTAGTGTGTCAGTGCCGCTGCGCTGGAAGATCAGGCTGTTAGAAGCAGATGTCTTTTGAAAAGCGTACTTCGTACCTTCGGCAGTGCCGATTGCTGGCAGTGTCACCGTGATATCGTTAGACGATGTATCGCACAAATAATATGTACCGTCGGCTGACAATGCTGGAGATAACGCCGCACCAGTTTGATTTACGACAGTTGAATATATTTGACCGCTTGCAGCCTGTGCCGCAGACGCCGCAGCGTTCGCAGCGTATTTCTTAGCGGAGAACTCACCACCTGCCACAACTGTATCTACGTCAAACGACGCGCCACCCAAGGCCCATTGCTTAGATGACCCTGTACTCACCGTTGTGCCTTGGCTGTATTCTTTTGCCGAGAATTCTGATGTATCAACTGCGGCACCTGTCGTTGTTGCCCATTCCTTGGCAGCACCTCGTGCGCTTGTTGTCGTTACACCTGTGCCGCCGACTGCCCAAGCCTTTGATGCGTAATCTGAGCCTGTTACAGCGCCGTCAATTTTAGTGGCGTAATTTGCTGAGAGTGTTGCGCTGGCCCCTGTGGTAACAACATCTGCGTTTGTGAGTACGAGATCGGCTGCTGCTGCGCTTGCACTATTGGCAGCGTTGGTTGCATAAGTCTGAGCGTTAGTAATCTCAGTTGTAGTTGGCCCTGCGTCAAAGCCGTTTGCTGCGGCGTTAATAACAAGGGCTGTGTTTGCTGTAATTGTTGTTGGTAGCGTAGGGTCAAAGCTGCCTGTATAGCCGTCAGGTAGCTGCGCTGTGCGTGTTAACGTGCGCTCTTGCTCCTGTGCAATAGCTGTGAGGCGGTCTAATGCTTTCTCATGGCTTTCTGCCGGGAACGGATCGTTCTCAACATAATCAGTTTCTTGCGTTTGCGTTGTATTGCGGTTGATAACCCAATTAACCGTGCTTGCAGGGGCAGTTACCGCCGTCACAGTACCCGTTGAGCCAGAGCCGCCTGACACCGTAAAGTGTGTGCCATTTGTCTTGACCGTCTCTGCGCCTGTAGCAATGACAACCTCAACAACTTCTATCTCTGCGCTTGTAGCGGTGCCGAAGAACACAAAAGTTACGGGGAAAGCAGTAGTGCTTCCGTTACCTGTGTACGATACCGTGTTTGTGGTACTAGATATTGTCATTGCGCGGTTCCTTGGTTTTCTGGCTCAGTATACCCTGTATATGATCTAATTGCTTTATAATATTGACGGATTTCCTCTTGAATCTCTGGTTGTTCTTGCCCAATTGCAACAAGCCTTGCAACATGAGACGCAACATCTTTTGATATTTGTGACGCAGGAGTTGAAAGCCATTGTATGACAGCAGGGTTGGTCATAAGTTTGGCAGCAACTGTTGGCGCAATTATAGTCCCAGTAACTATTGCGGTTGCTTGCCCAATATCACCTCGCACTACTGAGGTTCCAGCTTCAACCAATGAACCCCAAAAAATCATTTGATTCATTGCGCCTGCGGTTTTTGAAACATTTTCAAGCCGCTTAACTTCTTTAAGCGCTCCGACAACATCAACTAATTTCATTAAATCATCAGCAACTTCGGCGTATTGCGTACCCCCGAAAAGCGCCTCAAATGCCTCCGGACCATTTTTCTTAATTTCTGACAGCCTCTTCATAAATGTTGCAGCGCTAAATTCTGCGGCATCGCCAACTTGAGCGCCAACATTTTCACGACCAAGATTATAAAGAGCAGATGCGGATACATCACCCCACTCTTCCGGCGTAAAGTTTTCTTTTAGCCGCTGAAGAGCTTTAACCCCTTCTCTCCCCATACCTTTTGATGAGGTCATTAAATAATCAAATGCTTGGTTGTCGGCATCATAACTTTTAATTTTGTCAAAAGTCTTTTGCGCTGTATCTGCAAAAATAGCGCGTTCTGTGTCAATAGCCTTTAGCTTTGCACCTAATTTTGGATTAACATTATTCGCGGCAACAGCAAGGTCATCAGTAACGGCCTCGTAAATGTCTTCAACTAAACCATCGTAATCGCCTTGGGTGCCAGATATTTTTTTGCTTCTGATTAAACGAAGCTGAGTTCGCAAATCCCTAAGTTGTTCAAAAGGCATATTGCCAATTTTTGCATATTTACCGAGCGCGTCCCATTTTTTAACTAAAGACAAAATTTGCCCAGAAGGCTGTGCGTCTTCTGGAAGCTCTGCAATTTGTTTGAGATACGGTTGCAATACCCTTTGCACAGAACTCATTTCGGTGACAGGCGTATCTGCGCCAATTTCGTCAAATACCTCATCATATTTTTTCGAGAAATTATCTCTAATGCGTTTTTCAGCGGCTTCAACAGATGCCTTTATCGCCGCACCAGCTTCATTAACTGTGCGAATTTCTCCCATTGCAGATGATATTTTTTGCAATGCATTGTCTAATTGAACAACAACACGTTCAGCTTGTCTTTGCATAATTGGCCCAGCAGCAGCCATTTGTTCAAACCCAGCTACCATTCGCGCAAGCATACCCTTGCGCCCTACCGCTGCGCCAACAGGTTCAATGCCAAGAGATTTAAATTTTTCAACTAGGGTTGCCGCTGCATTTCGTGCTGTAGATGAAACTCCTGTTAAAGCACGCTTACCAGCCTCGGCAATTACTGGACCTGCCGCTTGTCCTGTAGCAGCCAACCAAACGCGAATGCCAGTTTCTGCAAATTCTTGAGTTAAAGTTTTTGGGGCTGTTTCACGCCCAGCAAATACTCCCATAGAAACATCGTAGATTCTTGCTGCAACTTCAGTGCCGACCCCAGCGCCGATAACAGCAAGCGTTGGAGACGTAACAACCGCGCCGGGGCCAGTTGCAATCCCGGAAACAAACCCAGCAGTAGCGCCTAATCCACCGCCAATAGTTTCAACCCCTAGCTTTGAATATTCTGCTACATCCCCAGCATCAAAGCCGGGCGCGTTGTATAAAGTGAACTTCTTTGTGTCTGGGTCAGTGAATATAAAGTTGTCTTCCCCGTACAAAGCAGCATCAGGATAATAATTTTGTAGCGTTTTTAATCTTTCGTCGTCAGAACGTTCACCTGATGGCCCAACAGCCATGCTTACAAGCGCTGGCGCACCGCTTTCGCTATCAACGTTTTCCCTCTCCCACAATTTGTCAGTTTGAGCTTTTTTGGCAGCGTATGCTGGGGTTTTTTCGTATTGAGCAATAATTTGCTCAAGCTCTTGTTGCGTTACATCTGCTGGGAGGTTAAATGTTGTGCCTTCATATTTAAATATTTTTACTTGTGGAACGGCAACTGGCGCAACAGGTGCTGGCTTTACAATAGCGGGTTCTGTCGGAACAGGCACCGCAGGTGTAGCATCGACAGGAATTTCTGATGACGCTGCTTGAATTAACTCTGGTTCGTCTGCCGACAATTCTTCATTTTCTTGTTCAGGAGCTAATGAAGAAAGTGCGCCGACAACTTCTTCTAAGTCAACTTGACTACCAAGAATCTCTAATGGTTGAGGTTCCGGCATAATACTAATCTCCTACAACAACGGGGAGTGTGCCGTCAGCGTTTCTTTTTATGACTATAACGCCCGGTTGTGGCGGAACCTCAACATTGCTTGCAGTGGGAGGCGCATTGGCAACGTCATCTTCAGGAATCAATCCAGTATTTGGGTCTTGTATTAGTTTAACTGTTCGAACGCCACCAAAAATAGCTTCGTATCTATCACCGGGAAGACCTAAAACGCCGCGAGCATATCCGGTATCTTTTTCGTACCCGTCAAAGAACCCCTTGCTCATTTCAAGGGCTTTTTGCCCAAATGCGTCTGCGGCTTTTTTAGCTTGTTCAATAACAGTTCTAGTTACAGCTTGTGCGCCTTCTGCTCCGTACCTAGAAACCGCTGCCTTGATAGTTTCATATATTGGAGATGCTCGCTCTGCAAGTGCGATATCGCTATCACGAACAACTGCGCCTTCGTCAATCATTTTAAGATACGTCTGCAAAACAGCTAAACCTGCTAGTTCATTTCCATTTAAATATTCTTGGTAAGAACTTTCAACTGTGCTGACTTTTGTACTCATATCAACAGCAGATTCAATGTAAGGTTTTGTGCGCTTAAATGCTCCTTGTTCAGTCAAGGTAGATTGCGACTTGCCACTTTCATCCTTAACTATTTTGAAGTCTTTGTTCGGGTCGGGCGCTTCAGTTTTCGGAAGTTCAATTTCAAGTATTGCCGCTTTCTGTTCCACTGTAGCGTTTTCTTCTCTAATGCCGAGAGCAGCCAACGTTTTGGTGATTTTTTCACCCGGCCCGTCTGACGGTAAAAGGTCTGCGCCCACCACATAATTCATGGCTTTGCCCGGATCAATTTTAATGCCACTTTGAATAAGACGGTTTACCGTGGCTTCGCGCAAAGCCATTTCGGTAGAAGATTTTCTTTCAGCCTGTGCAAAATTAGATATTTGCTTGTTAAATTGATCTCTTTTCGATGGGTCAAGGTACTTCATTAACACAGGGTTATCTAAAAGAAGTGAATTAGCCTCTTTCCATTTGCCGGCATTAATTAATCCAGAAACGGCTTGCTCCATAACTGAAGAACGTGCTGCGTCCCGTAGGCTGCGCTCTGACGCGGGGTCTAACACGGGCGCATATCTATTAACAATTTCGTCAACGGCATCAAAATTTTCACGCAACAGTCCGGGATTTTTAGCAACTTGGGCCGCAATAGGCGCAATCTCATCTTGTGCTTTGTCAGTGATATATTTGCGTTGTTCTGTGTTTTGATATTGTATCATTTTAGAGCTATATTGGCCCCCGCGAGACCGCAGATTCGCTTCTAATTCCGCTCTTCGATTTGCGCTAACACCGGAATTGTTGAGAACTTGTGCAATCCGTTGCTCAGTTTCAGCGTTAAATTTTCCTATTGTATTTTGCTTGGGGTCAAGAATGTTACCCGCCTCAATCATTGCATTATAGGCTTTTAAGGTTTCTTGCTCAAAATTGTCACTGGACACAGCGGAACTAATAATGTCTTCACGATCTTTAATGCGCTGCCCTGCCGCTGCTAAAGCATCGCTTACCTCTATCCCAGCATCACCAATAGTTTTTGCCATTGGTTCGCCCAAAAGGCCGACAGGTGCCATTTGCTGACCGGTGGTGCCAGCAATGGTTTGCGTTGGTTTTGTTTTAGCTACGATCATTGTATTTTCCTAAACTAATGCTAAACCGGACTTTGCCCCAGTTAAAAGTGTGCTTCCAGCCTCATTGCGCGCTTTCCTTGCAGCCATAGACCCTTCCATACGAGCCAGTGTGATACGTTGCTGTGCGGCTGTTTGCCCCATCTGACCACCGTAGCGTATACCTAATGCCTCAAGCTCAAGGTCTGTTGCTGACATATCAGCAACGTCGCCCATGTCTAGTAGTTCGCCGCCTGTTGCAGACATCTGCGTTCTTTGTGTTCCTTTGAATTGTGCAGCCTGACGTTGTTGTTGCTTTAGATCAAAGGTCGCCTTCTGTTGTGCCGCGATACCCTCATTTGCGGCAATCTGGGCGTTGTACTCGCCCATTTGTTTCGCACCTTTTGCTTGCTGCATAGAGCCTAATGCAGATAAGCCAGTCATACCGACCATAGCCGCAGAACCAATACCTGCAAGTGCAGTCGCTGTGCTTGTAGCCGCTACAGCCCCTCCAGCACCAACTGTGAATAAACTTGATGCGCCAAGAGTCTGCCCTAGCGCGGCAATGGTTACTGGGTCAATACACATATTAAACCTTCGTCGTATTCAGTTCCGGCATAATAGCCAAAACGGTTAAGGGTAGCGGCTGGTCTTGCACTAATGTGATAAAGCCGTCTTTGTCCCAGTTGCGAGGAAATTCCACTTCTTTGTCTCCTGTGAATAAAGCAGGGGCTTCGTCCATGTCATCAGCGCTTGAACGAAACGGTACGATGTCCAGTCTATCAGGGTTTGGACCATGCTTTAACCCTAAAGTTTTAAAGATGCGATATGTGATTCGAGAAACACGCTTCTTCTTGCCCTGTGCCGTCCCGTCTTTTGCCCCGGCTTCAATACGCATTGTTTGAAGTGTTGATGTGTAAGGAAGCCCAACGTGTACAACGCTGTAAGAGTCGTTAAGCGTTATTGACCCGCTTGATACTGTCCTCACAGGGTGCGTAGCGCCGTCAGCAAGCACTGAGACTGTCTGACCCTCTAAGTGATCCAAGCCGGACAAGCTTGAAACAGGGTTGCCGTCGTAACTTAACATACTGTCAAGATACGTGGCGTTGACCGTGTTTGTATCGCCTTCTGGGAGGCCGTGCGTCATAAATTCAATGTACTTTACGGATGTTCCGTTTATTGTTCTTTCAACGATTGCCCACAGATCGTCAGCAGTTGCGGTTGTGTTTGGGATAACGGCAACGCTTTCAATCTTAGCATCCGCACCCCCAATGATATGCCGATGCCACCCAATAACGTCTTGGGCGCGTTCATCAGTCATCCCGACTAAGACGCCATCAGTTCTTGCCATCCAGACAACGCTATCCGGCTCTTGCTGATAAGCCATGTCGATGATACCGCCCTCCGTAATGTGTTCAGACAAGATAGCTAAATCTGGCGCGGTGTATGCGTCACTTTCAAACTGATAAACATACTCACGGATTTTGCGACTAGCACGTTGCAAGAACAATACTGAGTTACCAACTTGCGGAGGCGTTACGGCTGCGCTGCCAAAGGTAGTCTGGCGAACAACGCGAGTGTTTGTTGGGCTTAGTGGGCTGTTATTGTCGCCTTGTGAAACAATAAATTCGCCACCCGCCGTTCCTACTGACAACACCTTACCTGCTCGCATCCATCGGATAGTGTTAACCTGATCCGTTGCGATGGTGTATATGAACCCGCTGTCGTCAAGAACGTCGCCACCAGCGTCAGTTGGCGCATGGTTCGTGTAATCTGCGGAGACAGAGAAGAACATTGATTGTGGGCGCGTTGGCGTTGCTGCAAACACCAATCGTTGTTCGAAGAATGTTGTAACGCCGGGAAATCCAGTTGTTTCAGAGAATGCCCCAAGCCGCCATCCTGTTTGTGCTGTAGTTGCTGAAGCGTCTGGGCCTTCAATAGTAGCAGTCACATGGGTTGTGTCTGTGAAAGCGGTGATTTCAAGGTATGTCCAGTTATTTGCAGCGTCTTCAAAACGTATATACCTTCCAACGTCAGTCGCAAGGAACCCAAGGTCGTCGTTAATGCCTGTAACTGCGGACGCTGTGACCGTTACGCTACCTGTTGTTGCAGACAGGCCAAGGGTGGTATCAGTCGCGTTCACGGAGTTGTACGGGCCATCTACAAACTCAATGACAGCAAGAGACCAGTTGGCGTCTGCAAGCCTTGATAAGGTTCTCGGCGCATGGTTTGGATGCGCAATATACAACACGTCAGCAGACTGCGTTATTACTATTTCAAACAGTTCTGCTTCAAGGTATGGGCTTGATATTTCGTATACAGCCCCGCTGTTAAAGTCCTCTGTGAAAGTTTCGTCAAACGGGCCAGAATTAATTGATCCATAATTCTTAAAAAACCGTATATATTGGTCCCCAAACTCCATAACGTATGCTTGTGAAACGCTAAATTCAAACGGGAGAATGCGGGTTTTCTTTGTGCTATCTTTGACTTCAGCAGCGTAATAAAACCCACCGCGCCGGGACGCAGGGCCATGTTTTTGCACAATCATATTCTCTAAAGTCTTACAGCCGTTTGCGTACTTTGTAAGATCAACGCGCCCGTCAAGACGTGGTGACAGTTCGCCAGCCGTAAAGTTAGTAAATATTGGTGCGGAGCGTGGCATTAATTACTTCCGTTGACGCTAACGGTTAAACCGCCAGCATAGTTGATGCGGCTGTCTAACCAAGTGTCTGCAATGACTTCAGAATAGCCGCTTTCTTGTGCGTCCGCAGAACGTGCGTCAGCTAATTTGCGCTGATACATTTCCATCATGTTCTGGTATAGGCTATTGCTTTCGGCGAGCGTGATAGCAAGTTCAGCCGCTAACCGGGCAGAAAATGCCTCAACAAACATAGGGTCCCATAAGTTTACGTCCTCAACCCGACCTAAGTACAAAATCTTCGCTGTGCCTTCATCAGTCAGCAAATTGCGACCTTCAATCTTGTAGACCATGTTGGGGTCTTCCATCTGCAAAACGCGGATGCAGTCGGCTGGGATTGGATATTGATAAGCAAATTCAAAAGCTGGAGCAGTTGCACTCTGTGCTAGTTCAACGCGAGTAACAGCAAAGTTCCAAATGTGGTCACGAATGCTGGCATCGCGGACTTGCTCAAAAATGACATTAGCGGCACGAGCCGCTTCACTGTCTTCCGTTAATGATAGAATTGCATTAGCGCCGATCTTAATAAGCGCGTTGTTTACAATCTGAACTTCAGATGTCGCCATAGTTCCTCCTGATTAGATTGGGGAGAGCCAAAGCCCTCCCCGCCCTAAAGCATTAAGTTGCGGAGAAATAAAGGTCCACGACCAAACGACCCGAACCCGGAAGGCTCGCAGACCCTATGGTAATGAAGATTTCTTCATCAGCGGCAAGAGTTGCCACCCCAGCATTTACACCAAACAAAGTAGGCACGTTAGCAGCGGTATGCGTTGCTGCTGCACGGTACTTGCCTGTTGTTCCTGTCACACCAATAGCAATCGTTGCTGATGCGCCAAGAGTAGCACTTGCGTTCAAAACACCGTACAAAAAGGATTCACCCTTTTCCGCTTTCGCGATAACAATGGTGTCTGACGTTGTCTGAGTGTCGAGAGTGATAGTTGAGCGCTTTACACGCACATTACCATCTACAACACCACCGGAAGGAAGGCTTACCGGAACAGTGTTAAGAAGACCTTCCATTTCTGCACTATATAAAACAGTCATGATTTAATCTCCTTATTCAGAACACGGAACTTCGAGAACACGAGCTTCTTCCATGCGTGTGCCGCCAATGCTCATTGAGCAGAAGACTTGCGTAGCATAGTTTTTATCAGCGCGTTCCGAAATTTTCGTATTCATGTCTTGACCGACACCCAACAGAAGACCGTCCATTTGGAAAGCAAAGCAACGTCTGTTGCTACTTGCCACTGGTACGAGCTTAGTGCCGTCAGTACGAAGACCGTTAACAGAAATGAACTTAAAGCCCATAAATGTGTCTACTTCACCGCGAGCCAAAGCCTTTACCGTGTTAAAGTCGGCAGATTGAATCTCTGTCGTGTTCAACAGGCTTTTGATCTGTGAAGAAGTACAAACAATGACACGACCTTCGTCGGGAACATCGTTGCTATCAAAATTATCTTTGATAGCCAGAAGTGAGTCTAGGTTCATGTTGGAAGTTTGATCACTTAAAGCTGTTTGAGCAGCCGTTGATGTTGAGCCAGAAACGCCAGTGAAGGCAGTTCCAAGAGCAGCATCAATGATGACTTCGTCCATTGCACGGCCCATAGCTTTAGCAGCGGCTTGAGCATACTGCGAAGTTGGGTCGATAAGCATACGGACTTTATCCTCATCATCGATAAGGTCAGCCCAGTCAAAGTCTTCAAGTGAAACACGACGACGCGAGTGTGGCGTGTCGATGCGAGGGGTATCAGAGTGTCGGGAAGGGCGACGACGTGCGGCAGTTGCGCCGATTTGATCGAAAAATGCATTCTTACCAACTACGGCTTCTTCGCGAACTAGACCACGCAACTTAGACCCGTCCTGCTGGACGAGGTGTTGGACGTTGGCACTATACTGTTCGACAAAGGCCGTTGTCACATTAATAGACATACGGATTTCTCCTTTGAGAGTTTAAAAAACAGTGATTATAGGGTTATCGTCCAAGACGGCCCAAGCTGCCTAAATGCTTGAATGGGTTCCGAGCGGAATTGTCCATTTAGTTAAAAGGCTGATTTAATATAACACATTTTTCCTTTTTGGAAACCACAAAAAAATAAGGGCCGAAGCCCTTACCCTTTTATTTCTTTTCTTTAACGTAATTAAAAATATTTTGCAGGACGCGCTCGTCCGTTATCACGTTGGCAAGAGCAATAAGGTCTTTGTCTTTTGTTGCGCGTAGTTCTTTAACAATTTTATTTAATTTTGTCATTGCTTTGTGTAAATCCTTTTCTGTCTGCTTACATAAGTTAGACGCAGCATAATCAAATTTCTTAGTAAAATAAATAATTTTTTTTAAAACAAAAATACCCCCGCCGAAGCGAGGGTAGATTTGGATGCAAAACGAGAAGGACTAAGTTTTTAGTTTAGGTGGTCTGCCCCGCTTTTGCAATGGTTCAATTACCTTTGGCTTTTCAACGATCCAATTAAAATACTCTTCGGCGATTGCTATTGTATTTTGTGGCGACCCGCTGTGAGCCAACTGCAAGCATTGTAACTTGATAAGGGCTTCATCCATATCATTCGCCATATGCTTCACTGAACAAGCCTTGAACCTTTTTAACTAGGGCGTTGTGCTCCGGGTGCTTACGATCTGTGTAAGCCGGATGTGCCATGATTGATGCTGCTTCTGATTTAGCTTCATCTGGCGTCAGGGCCATCTTTGCACCGCTTGTTGCGCCGACAAGGTCTTTGTCTGCCATTGTAGACTTTGCAATGTTAGCAAACGCCTTTAGTACATCAGGGTCATTTCCAAGGCCGCTTGCTTCCATCTTAGCTGCAAGCGAATCACCGCCATATTCGTTGAAAGCCTTTTTGGCAAAATCAATGTTCTGATCATAGGCGCGGCCCCATTCTTCTTTGAGCGCACGTTCCCCGTCTTCAATCGACTTGCCTTGAATCTCATTCATGGCTTCGTATTGCTGGCCCATGCTGCCAGCTTGCCATGCGACTAGACTTTTAACTTGTTCAGCGTTTAACCCTAGCTTGTGAGCTTGCTGCTTAAACGAAGACAATGTCTCATCATTGAATTGTGCTTTGACTTGATCTGGAAGCTCGTCAGGCAATTCCACTTCGTATTTGTCTGGGCTTTCTGGTCTCCCCAAGAAGTCATATACGCCATCCCAATCGCTATCTGTAACTGGCTTGGCAATCTTGTCCCGGCCAAGATGCCCTTGCAAGTTCACATAAGAAGCTGCAAGCGAATTAACATCTTTAAATTTTGAGAAGCTGGGGTCTTCGCGGATGTCCTCTGAAAGTGAGGAACGCCAATCGTCGTCTGCGATTTCTGAAGTTGTAAGGGGTTCGCTAACTTCTGGCGCATTATCTGCCATTTCGGCAGGTGCGGTTTCGTTAGGCATTTTCTGTAATCTCCTGTGAAAGTTTTATGAAACGCTCCGGTGTTTCGTCAAGTGCTGTGAGTATCATCAACGCTACATTTCTCATGCCTTCGTTAAAAGCAGTATTCTCCAACGCCTCGCCCGGAACAAACGAAGGTCTTAGAACACCGCACTCACGGCAAATATGAGATAGAACCCTTTTGCCTTCCTCTGATCCAAAAACCAAACGAAAGTCGTCTTTTGATATTTTACTCAAACTCTACTCCAGCCTCTTTTGCTGTTTTTGCAACATTAGCACCTTTTTGCATCATGTCCATAACTTGTGCGCCTTGCATCATTTGCTGCTGCGCTGCCATAGCTTGTTGCTGTGCCTTTGCTTCTTCCATTAGATCATCATCTGACTTTAAGAGTTTAGGTGGCACTCCGTTTAACTCAGCAATATGCCGGACCGTATCTGCGCCCTTTACGATCTGCGCAGCTTGCGGGTCCATGCCAGCAATCGGCCCAATAAATTCAAGGGTCCGCATGATGCCTTGTGTTTCGGTTTGTCTCTGCGCTCTTGCAAGGGGCGATACATATTCAATCTTCAACTGTTGTTCGCTTAGTATCTCAGGGGCAAGGGGTAGCTTGCCAGCCCTCGACAAGACGCCAAAGATGCGCTCGATCATTGGCCCTAAGAACTCTGACTGCAAGCGTCCCAAGGTGGGGCCAAGCAGTCTCAACGTGCGCTCTGTGCGTTCAATGACTTCCGTTGCGGTCATCTGCGGCCCACCTTGGAACTGAAGTTGATCTAAGAAGAACGTCATCCGTATGCGGTTGCGTAAATCTTCCATCATTTGGAAACTAATAGGTATGTTGCCACCCGTTAGCAGCGGCTCAATACGTGCGCCTGTTGACGAACGGTAATAGTTTAAGCCACCGGGGATTGTTCTAACCGGGCCAAGTACGCCATCATCAGGAACAAGCAATGGTGGGTCTACAATCTTCTGACCAGCTTTAATTGTGGTTTTCATCATCTCTTGCAGCATTTTAATATCGGGCAATGCTGTCATAGCCGGGGATCGACCAAAAACTTCACCAATAGCTTTAGACCAACGGCTTACCATGTAAGGCATCTCGTCAAAGCCGCCTTCAGCTAGAACGTGCTGATCTTTTTCATCTAAGTAAACAGAAGCAACAGGCAGCATAGTTGCAGCCTTCTTGCCTTTTTGTACGTCCTCGCGTGGATAGACGCAGTGCAGCAACTCTACTTCTTTGTCGTAATCTTTCTTTTCATACATACGCTTAATGCGTGGCGACAATGAATCTTCACCAAATTTCTGCACGATCTGGCGAACGGTCATCTTGAATTGACGGAACACCGTGTCAATGATGCCGTCTGCGCTTTCTGCAATGTATATCTCGTCAATGTGTATTGCGCGGAAACTGATGCCTTCACGTTGCGCTGGCTCACCAATAAACATACAGGCAGTGCCTATGGAGCATAGCGACAAATAATATTCGTGGATATGGCTTGGGAAAGCTACGTCAGGCGCTGACAGTTCAGATAAGATCGCCCCGGCAGTGTCCTCAAGCCAATCTTTAACATCGGCTTGGTCTTCCATCCCTTGCTGGGGTTCTTTAAGTCGTAAGCTAAACCAGTCAGATGCAGGGTTTGTCAGCATACCATGAAGGCCAGCCGCAAGCATTTCATTCGAGTGAACGCCTGTGCTGTCATAGATTAGCGTAGAACGCTTGTCACCCTTTGACCTTTGCAAGTTAAAGTCAGCAGAGTTAGGAAGAACAAAGTTTGTCAAATCCTGCCAATGCGTCTCCCAAGTCCCCCGCTGCGCCTTTAGTTTGCCTTTACGCTTACATAAGTGGACGACTTGTTCTCTGGTAATCATTGTCAGTCCTTAAACGGTCGGAAGCGCGATTGCGCGAAAGTTGAGGTCATCCACAGTTACGTTTGCCGTTGATGTTTCGTTTGTGACGTGAATCTCAATGTAGTCGTTTACACTTAGCAATGCGCTACCTTGAACAAGCACTGCACCAAGCTCGCCTGATGCTGTTACTTTTCGTGAGACTAGGCTTGCAGCAATCAAAGCTCCTGATGTGCCGCTTGTGTCGTAATGCCATGCTTTGTAACTAACCACTTGGTTGTTTGACGCAGCGGAAAAGCTAATTGCTGCGCTAAATGTCACAAGCCTGTTTGGCGCACCGATATATCTCAAGCGGCCAGTGTCTGTGGAGTTGTTGTCAAACAAAAGCTCGTTGCCAGACAATGCAGTTGTACCTGCAATCTTAACGTATGCTCCAGCGCTTGCTATTGTTGTTGCTGATGTGTTGCCCTGCATAGAACATTCGCCAAAACTTGGCTGCAAACTAACAATCAAGTCACGAAGGTCGTTCGCTGTGATTGAGTTGGCTGCTTGCCCATCTTGGAAAATGTTGGCGACAAGGTCAGCTTTTGTGCGGACTGTATCTACCATTTGTTATTCACCTAAAAGCGTTTTTTTGCCGCCAACTTCTGCATTGTCAGATACGCCAGTGGCCCCGGTTAGTATCGTAGATGAACGCCCTTTAGCTGCAGCAGCACGACGGCGAGATTCAGTCTCAGCAGCGCGTACTTCAGCAGCAGACTTTTCTGGCATAGGCGGTAGTGGTGGAGGAGGTGGTAGTTTTTTTGGTTTAGGGAATATACCGCCCATATTTTAATTCCTTACCTTTATGGTTAAACAAGATACCAAACTATATCATTGCAATAGGTTTTTGTCTATCACTTAGGCGTTTTTGAAGATTTGAACTGGTTTAAATCATATTTTTTAATTAAGCTACGAGATTGCGCCGCAGCGTTTGCTTCCTGACCAGAATTGTATACTGGGTATTTGTTAAGAATTTCTGGCCTTGCTTCATAATATGTTTTAGCTTCTTTTTCCGTTAACCGCTTACCATTAACAAAGCCGGGGACGGAGTGTATTTTCCCGTCTTTGCCCATGAAGCCTGTCTCGTACAAAGTAGTCACTCCCTGATTGTCTTCAATAAATGTTTTATCCTCAAGATGCTTGCGGTGGTAATTAATTAGGTTCTTTTCTTTATCTGATTGTGAGTCGTAAAAAGCATTAGGATCAAACGCTTGAGGGGCTTGCGGCATTGGCGCTGGTTGTGCTGCGTTCTGTGGAAGTATGCCGCCCATTAATTTTGCTCCGGTTTCTTATAGATCATGTATGTTTCGGTGTACCCCATGCGCTTGTATAGCTTGCCAATGCGCTCTGGGGTAATGCCAGCCGACACGCCTAGCATTGGTTCCTTAACGCCCTTTTTAACACACCAATCGTCATATGTCTTTATTAGCTTTACGCCGACCATGCCCTTGCGATGCTCCGGCAAAACGTAAATTGCAAAATCACCGCTGGTTAGATCATTGCCGAAGAAGTGTGGCGCAACGTACCCAACGCAAAACCCAACAATCTCGTCATCCTTTTCGTAGACGACAGCAAGGTAGCTATCGGGCGCTGCAAGTATTTGCTCACCTAGTTGCCATAGGCGGCTTGTATCAAAGTCTAAGCTGGCGTAACGGCTTTCCCGGTGCATCTCTGCGCCTAGTGCAATCATTACAGGGATGTCACTCGCTACCATGCTGCGGATCATTTTTTAATCTTTTTCTTCTTAGTCTTGGACATAGGCTTTTTCTTGCTATATCCCTCAGTTAACAAAGTCTTAACGTTTGCGCTCATGATTTAGTCTCCAATAGCTACGGCTTGCCGCCCACGATATGTGTTTGTTTCATAGCCGCTGACATCATACTCCATTTCCGCAACAAATTGTCGATTAGTTACGTTCTGGCGTCCTTTGATGTCAGGGAACAACTCAGTCATTGCCCAGACCAGTGCGTCAACACGATCCGGTGAGCCTTCGCCTTCGTACCCTTGCGCGGTTACCTGACACATCTGCGCTTCAAGCTCTGGGCTGTTTTTAACGTGGTGGATGCGTCCTAAAGCATATAGCGCACTTACAGGCTCTGCCCTAACGTGCTTGCCTCGTGACGCATGGACAAGCACCACAGGAACGCCGGGACGAATGCTGTCTATGACGTGCTTGCACATTTCACCGCCTTGGTTCTTTTCGATAACGATAGCGTCAGCCTGATGATAATCAAACAAGGCAATAGCTCTGCGGCCCCATTTCTCTGGTGTACCTTTTGTGCTGGCATCTTCTAAGACATACCCGTGTCCGCTCTCCGCAACGCCACAAGCCACAATGCCGTGCTCATCAGCGTTCTCTTTGCTTGAGATTGCAGGGTCAACGCCGATCACAATACGCTTTAGATCGTTAGGCTGTTCCTGTACCCGGTATTCGTCAATGTCGCGCATGGTCCAGATAGCACCAACAGCTTGTGGTTCATACTCGCCTAGCCAAACGTGACCATAGCGGTCTGGGCGATGCTCTTTGTCAAAAACAAGCTCTGCCTTTAGTTCTTTTGGAAACCACGGATTGTCGCTGTAATTTGCTCTAATACATACAGCGCCCGGTGGCGGCGAATCACTTCTAAAGAATTTGTCAACCGCGTCTGAAGCGAGGCGCGGGTTCCAGCTAAACCACAACTCAGACCCCGGCTTACGAATGGTTGGTCTTAGTAGCTCAAGGCTTTTGCTTGTCATCGTCTGTGCTTCTTCGCACCACGCCCAGTCAAAACCTTCGAGCGACTTGATTGATTCTGCTGTGTGGTCTTGCATCCCTTGGAAGATGATAACGCCGCCCTGAGTCGTTTCGATGCGGTCATGCATAATGTTAAAAAGATGCCCAACCCTGTGCGTTTGTATTTTATCCTCAAGCAAACGCTTTGCGCTTTCTTTCAGCGACTTTTGAATTTCACGGACGCAAACGCCACGGTGCATTGGGTTTTGAACAAGGTCATCAATAGCAAGGTCTGCAAAGAAATGCGACTTGGCTGACCCACGCCCACCATACGCACCCTTATAGCGTGACGGCACTAATAATGGTTTGAAGACCCTAGCTGTTGGTATCTGGAGTATCGACAATGACTCTCTCAATCATACTTACGTTGCCGCTATGCTCAATCTCGCTTTTTTCTTTCCATCCCATCTGCGTCTTGGCCCAGAAGATAGCTGCTGACGTATCGCCGTTCATAATCTTGTTAAACAACGTGCCGCCAACCTTGGCGTTTGCCAGTATCTTGCTTTCGCGTATCTCTTTCTTGAAATGCTTGGCGAGCGTGTCAGCGTCAATTCCGTCGCGGATCACCATTGCAATCTGCTCTTGCGGTATGCCGACAGCCACCATCTGACCGACCTGCTTGCGCTCGTCATCCGTTGGCTTAAACGGTGGGCGACCTCGTTTTTTCTTTTGTTCCATTTTATAATACCGAAAAAATAGTTGTTTACTTTATTAAGTAATCGCCTTATTGTGTAAATATCAACAACAAAAGGATATTACCATGGTTGATACATTATACAACGGTTGGACTAATTACGCCACATGGCGCATTGCACAAGAATGTTTTCCTAGCACTGATCTTTGGAAAAACACTGACGCAGACTTTTGTAAAGATTTGGTTGAAGAGCATATTGAACAACAGTCTAGCGGCATTGCTCGCGATTATGCTTTGGCTTTTCTTGCAGATGTAAACTGGCATGAAATTGCCAATAGCTTGGAAAAGGAATAAATTATGCAAACGCTTCAAGAATTTCACGACCACGTTGTTAAAACGGCTCATTTGTTTACAGCAGTGCGTTTTAAAGGGCGAGGACAGTTTGACAGAAAAGAATTCAAAACTTTGGCGCAAGCTATTCGGTACGCTAACCTTTCCTATGGCGATAACCGAACTATGATCTACGCAGTTGGAGAAAATGATCACGCGGTACATATTATGAACTCTTAACTACTATTTGCATTCCATAATTATTGATGCCGTTGGAAACTTCGGCATCTTTTTTGCGAATAAGTTTGTTTTTTTTAAATTGACTGTAATTTACATGGTGATGAACACGACCAAATCTGTGAACTATTGAAGAAATATCTGGGTGAGTTGTTATCATCATTTTGGATTTGTCTATGGTGCCAGTTTGAGAATACTTTTCGCCATTTTTTGGCTTATCATTTACTTGATAAAGTTCGTCAGTGTTTCCGCCCTTTACAGTTTGAGTTGCCATTTTTTCTTGAAGGAATGCATTAAATTGGACGGTGCACCATTTTGCTTTTAGCATATCTATTGACATAATGGTGTCTTCGTTATACCGGCCTCGCCATCGAAAAGGCACATCGTTCCTAATAAAATTACAGGAGTATATGCGTGTGTTAGTTATAAATGGCGGTTGCTTAACGCGTGAAGGTGCAAACATATAATAATTTGGCCCAGCCATAGATACGTTTTCATATCGCAAACAAAAATCCTCCATCGCTGTAAACAAAGAACCGTTAGTGACTTTTATTTTTTCATTTTTGTTTAAACGCCGAAAACTGCGGATATTGTCGTCCATAACCCAATGCCAATTGTAACCATTAGACTTTGAATGATCCCAAGCAAAGTTTCTAGCAGGCCCCGGCCCTGTTGATTTTGTTAAACCATGATTGTCGCAAAGCTCGTATTTTTCTTTGTAAGACAAATCAAGTTCAACGGCAGTAGCAAGCAAATCCATTGATTTTATTGCTTTTCTGTAGTCATCCATTTGGCTTGGTTCAACTACAACATTATGTTTAACCCCCATATAAGTTAAATACTTTGACGTAATCATATACTCAGATCGTCCTTTGCTTGGAATGTACAAAGGAAACTGAGGATTTAAATCACCCATATCTTTTTGACTCTGTGTCCATATTTTCTTGCTCTGGAAACCATACAGATTTGGTCTTATCGGTATGGCTTTGCCCTATAAGGCTAAAAAATTTAGCTAAATCTTCATTGTTTTCAAAATGCACAATGACGTGGCGAAATGATGTTTTATCATTTTGTTCAAAATCTGGCATGCCCTCCCATTCTTCATATGCGTTTGTTTCACCCTCTTCAACAGGCAAAGCTAAATTCATAATATCGCCATCATTAAAACCGATCAGGTTCAAATCAAATTTTTTGCTGGATAAATCTTTTATTTCGATTTTCAGCAAATCCATATCCCATCCGGCGTTTTGAGGTATTTGATTATCTGCAAGAACGTATGCTTGTTTTTGCGCTTTAGTCCATCCCGTAGCTACCATTGCAGGGATTTCATCAAAACTTAGTTGTTGCGCTGCTAGTACTCTGCCGTGACCTGCAATGATACCGCCTTCTTCATCAATCAATACCGGGGTAGTCCATCCCCATTCTTTAATGCTTTCGGCTATTTGTGACACTTGTTGCTCGCTGTGCGTTCGTGCGTTTCTTGCATACGGAACAAGTGAGTCTGTTTTTCTTCGCTCTACTTTGTCCGCTGGCCATATGTTCTTTTTGTGTTTCATTTTACCCTGCTATTTTTTTGATTTACTTCCAGAACACTTCCACCGCTTACGACTAAGACGCAACGGGCTATTAGGGTTCTTTGCTGCCTTGGGGTGGTCCTTCATTTGACCAGCCGATCTAGCGCAGTATGAGTTGCCTTTTGCAGTTCCCGGCTTTACCCGTGCGCCGCCACCTTTGGCTTTGCCAGCTTGACCGTAACTGACTTTTTTACCAGAGGCTGTGACTTTGACTTTGGCTTTACCTTTTGCGGGTTTTGTTGCCATTTCACTTCCTTTTCTTTGGTGCTGGTTTAGCTGTCTTAGCTGCTGCCTTGAATGACTTAGCCGTTGGCGCACCTTTAGAACCGGGCTTGCGCATCCGCTCTGGTGTCTTCCCCGCAGCTTTTTGAGCCTTAATTCGTTTTCGTTTCGCGTGGATGTTGTCGTATAGTCCTGCCATTTATTTATCCTCCGTTCTTTCAAGTCGTTGACGTACTAATCTAGCATAGCCTTCAACATCGCGCCAGTGGTCGATCTCGTTGTTGTTCCCCGCAATTATGCGCCCTATTTTTGACGCAATAAGGTCAAGTGCTTCGCGTTGTTCGTTTGGCAGGTCAACCTTTGATTGATTGATCAGCGTTTTAATGGTTTGAGAAATAAATGCCACCTCAGTAAAATCCCCATGCGTTTTTGCTCGCTCTTCAAGTGTTGCTATGATGTCAGTCACTGATTGCCCTTTCTATTGCGTCCCGTAAATTTAACCTGTCTCGCCCAAACATCTCCAAGTCGTTGCCTAATTCATGGAATGACGGAAAGAACTTGTTCTTGCCCTGCCCCGGCTTCAACAACCCACCGATAACGTGGTCAACAACATCTGCTGGGTAATCTGATGCAACTCTGGCGTACATACTAATCGTTGTCTCGCGGTCCATATTGTCTTGGTTCCGGTGGGCTAGGACATTGTAAGCGGCTGTAAGCAGGAAAACAATCTTGTCTTTTGCCATTGGCGCAGTAGCCGCCCTGATAAAATCAACATGAGATTGATCAACTGTCGATAAAATCGCGTAGGAACTCGGCCATTCCTCTTTCGTCATCGTGTAGTTGGGCCGCAACTTTAATTCCTGTTTCAATGACTCCTTGATTGCCTTGCTTGTTTCTATCGTTGATTTTCCTTTGCTCAGGAGTGCCGTTAAATTTGATATCATTGCTAACCCACGTTCGCCACTTGGCGTTCCAGTCGCGGGCTGTTGCGTTGCGACCTGTTGCCGCTGTCCAGTAATCGTAGAACTCTTGACCAACTGATCTAATCTCTGCATCTGAGTATCCTTTCTCTTTAGCGTGTTGAATGTTGCTTTCATTAAGGGTCCAATCGTCAGCTATTCTTGAGCCTCGTTTAGGTGCGGCTTTAGACGCACCAATACTATTACTTTTAGGTGTGAGTATAGGTGTGGGTGTAGGGGCATCGACTTGGCATTGCGATGGCATTGCGGGCGCATTTGTAGTTTCTTTTGTTTTCAACCATCTAGCATCCGCGTTGCGTTTATTACTTGAGGATTTCTGTTTGACGAAAGCTAATTCTTTTTGCAATCTTTTTTGCGTCCAGCGCCCATTTTCAAGATTCCAAGCCGCCATAATGGTGGGCTTAATCCGCATCCATTGACCTTTAGTTAGGCCCGCATATCGTGCAAGTATCTTATCATCGTCGGGTAAATCGCAATCGGGGCTTCTCCACGCTATAATTAAAAGCAACAGATATGCGCCATGTTCAATAGTCGTTAAATGCCGCGTATCAGCAAGATAAGCGTCAGTCCAAATTGGTATTGCAGGAAATTGTGCCATGTTTTTGTCCTTTCTCTCAATGTGCATTCTCTGAATAAAAAGCGGCGGGCCGAGAAAGCAAAACCAACAAG